CGTGTATACCTTACAAGGAGACTACTCTTTATTAGTAGTAGTTAACCCAGAGAATCCCGCTAAGATGGTAGGGATTGCAACTTTTAAATACGGAGAATAGAATGACTAGGAGAGAACCCAAAATATTGCTTTGGGATTTAGAGACAGCCCATGTAGAAGCCAAGGTATGGTCATTGTTTAAACCTATGATTAATCCGGGAGATATAATCAACGACTGGTTTATTCTTTGCGGTGCTTGGAAGTTCTTAGGAGAGAAGAGAGTACATACAGCAGCGTGTACTAAGAAAGAATTGCTTGCTAGAGATGATAAAAGAATTGTTAAGCAAATAAGAGAAGCTGTAGATAAAGCTGACATTATTGTAGCCCATAATGGGGATGCTTTTGACACAAAAAAACTCAAGGCCAGAATCATTAAACATGGTCTGAAACCGTTGAGTTATGTTAAATCTATTGATACGCTTAAGGTTGCAAGAAAAGAGTTTAAGTTTACGTCTAACAGACTAGATGCGATAGGTGACTTCTTAGGTGTAGGTAGGAAGATAGCTAATATGCCTGGCTTATGGGATAAAGTAGAAGCCGGAAGTATGAAGCATATGAAACTTATGTTAGACTACAACAAACAAGATGTAAACCTTTTAGAAGAAGTTTACTTGAAACTTAGACCTCATATGTCTAATCACCCTAACTTAAATGTTATTACAGGTGAAGGTCATAATGAGTCTTGTAAAGCTTGTACTTCTACTAACACACAGAAATACGGTATAAGATACGCAGTAGCTAAGAAATATCAGAAGTTCTTATGTAAAAACTGTGGTCACGTATTCTCAAATGGGAAAGCTATATAATGGATAAAAAGGATTATACAAATAAAAGAATACAAAAAGCTTTAAAAGATTCGACAAAAACTTTAAAAGCGTTAGCTAATAATGCTTTTGATGCTCCACCTAAAACCATCGACTATTTCTCAGATATAAATAAATACGATCTAGCTGTGTTGAAAGGTATATGTAAAAGCTTTAATAAGACCAACAGAGATTTCCGTTGTGAGTCTGGTATTGTATTCGAGAATAATGCGAATATTGATGTAGATTATATCTTCATAGAAGTCTACCCGTTAATGCTTAACTCAACATCTTAATCAGAGTTACCCCCAAAGTAAAAGCTAATCCAGCTACAGTTATAATAGCGTATTGAATTTTCTCTAACTTCTTTACATCACCTTCTACAACATCTATTCTTTTATGCAAATCTTTTCCTCTTGCTCTAGACTCTTTTCTTCCTTTCTGTACATCTACTATTAAGGACTCCATTTGTCCTTCTATCTTTCCTAAACTTCTTTCTATCTTTTTACTCATTACTCTATTATCAACTTAAATTCTTTTGGTAGTATCTTCTTTAGTTTCTTTAGGGTTGCAACACTCTTACTTATCCATAATCTGCCTTGCCTTATTGTCTCGCTATCTAACTCTCCGACAAGAATGCAACCTAGTGTATCATCTACCTTATTACCTTCATGTATCTCTACGTTCTCTCTGGCTATTACACCCTCTACTGCCCACCATTGGAACTTACCTGTATTGTCTTCTCTACAAATATATTCTCCTTCAGGTATACAAGATACTTTCTCAAAGTTATGATGCCACTTATTTTCTAGCGTTGTAGCTATACGTTTATTTTTATAATGTAAGTAACCTATAATACCTCTATTACTTACTAAGTGTCTAGTTAATGTTACTTTTTCCATTATTTCTTCTTTTCGTATGTTCTTAAAGCTCCGTAGAAACCTAAATAACCACCGCATATCTTCACTATTAATTCTTTATATTCTATAAACTCAAACCCTGTAGCCAATAAAATTATAAAACATCCTAAAGATATAGTAGGTCTTATACATTTTACATAAGCGTTACCATGCTCTTGCTCTGCCATAGCTATTTTAGAGTTAGCATCTAATGATTTCATCTGTAAGTCCATCATCTTTGTAGAAACCTTAGCTTCTATTTCTGCTAGCTTAACTCTTATCTTACCTTTCTCTTCCTCGCTCGTATGTAAGTTATCTATTACATCACTAACCGGTCTGAATAGGTTTGCTAAATCTCCTAGTATACTCATATTATACCTTCGGGTATTTATCTTTAATCGCTTGAATCTCTGTTTTCCACGCCTCTAATCCCTCATGGAATATTTTATCAAGCTGATCTGCCATAGGTGGGTAAGCCAAGGCTCTCTCTCCTTTGTATAAGTTAGCATCCCTTTCTTTTTCATAAGCTAGTTCTTCTTCTCTTCTTACTTCAACTTCTTTAATCGTTAAAGCTACGTGTTTAGAAGGTTTACCCGGTCTTGTTGCTTTTGTCTTTTTCATTTTTCTCCTATGATTTTCTAATTCCGTATAACTTAAATTCCCCTGAAGCTATGTTACCAGAAGATGTTAGCATCCTTACTGAAGTAACTGCTGTCGTTGTAATCCATTTTCCAGATCCAGTCTCATTCTGGATTCTACCCGTTGCATCCTCCCTTTGATGGTGGAAAGTCATAGCAGTTCCTGCTGCACTAGCTGGCCCATGAATAAACATATGTCCTGATACAAATTCTGTAGATACATTACCTAAAGAGTTTACTCCCGAATCATTCATTATAATAGCTGCTACTGTACCTGTACTACTATCTCTTTGTACTACTGACCCATCACGGCCACCAGTTTTAGAATATGTGTAGTTAGTCGCTTGATAAGTAGGTGTAGCTCCTGTACCAAATCTACAATATAAATCTACTGCATCGGTTGCTGCTAAAACCCTACTATATACTAGCATATAAGATTCGTACGTACTATCTAGTAAGTTATCAAAGTCTATAGATGAGCTTGCACTTGCTGTAGCTGTAGCTAACAAAGAGTAACTAGCATTTGCATCTACATAAGCTTTGATAGATTGTTGTGAGGCTGCCTTAGTAGCTGAGTCGCTTGATAAGTCGTCTTCATCCAGGAAAGCTGTACCACTAAGGGCGGTATTCAATACTGGGCTAGTTAAGGTCTTATTTGTTAGTGTATCTGTAGTATCTTTACCTACTAAAGTAGTTGTAGCGTTAGGAAGAGTTACTACTCTATCATCTGTATGAGAGGAAACTAGATCTATAGCTTTAGCTGATGTTGCACCTGATAAAGATATATTTAATATCTTAGTCAAGTCTGCTCCATCTGTTATCCTTACGTCTCCGTTAGATACATCATGTATTTTTTTACCGTTAAAATCTACATCGCCGCCTGCTTGAGGTGTAGTATCTTCTACCCAACTAACTAAACCTGTTGCAGATATAGTATCGTATTCTATTGCGTCTTCTGTAGCGTTAAGTTTTAAATACTTGTTTGCATTCCCTGTCGTATCTCCAAAACTTAAAGTAGAAGTAGATGATATAGCAAATTTAATTGCTCTGTCTAATTCTTCTTGCTGCTGCTTTACAATTAGTGTAAGCTTATCTAAAGCTGTTTCTGCCGTCTCTGCATTAAAAGGGCTAGCGTTTTTATAATCTGTTGATTGTGTAGCCGACACATTTAATGTTGCTGTTGCCTTTTCGCTTGCCGCTAAAGCGACATTTAAGGTAACAGTAGTTAGATCTGTATCTATTGTATAATCTGTTGTTATTACTAAGGTACTTTCTACACCTAATGCACTAGTTTTAGTAACTAATACTTGGCTAGAATCTTGTGCTTCCAGGTTCGTAATAGTTATGGTACTTCCACTAGAGATCTGTACTTTATTAACTGCTGAACTTATTGTCATTTATTTCTCCATTTTATTTTCTTGTTATCTTCGCCTTTTACGGGAACGCTTTTTATTATCTTTAGGTAAGCTGCTACCTAGACCCTCTTCTACTTTATCTAAAACACGTTGAGCATAGAACAAGTTCTGGAACCAAAGAAGAGTTCTTAACTTATGTAAATCCTTCTGAGTAAAACTTTTGTCATCTCTCATAGTAGCTTGTATAGCGTTACCCACCACATTCCCAGTTTTGTACAACGTTGATCCTGTAGGACCTAAGATGGCCCCTGCTGCCTTTTGACCTGAATCACCCTTTGCTCTCTCTCCAGTAAAATTCTCATAACCTATACCTAGACCACTAGAAACACCTTCACCTAAAGCTAGTACACCCATAAATCCAGAAGACCTTAAACCTTCATACATCCATTCGTCCGGTGTCTCAGGTATATCTTTACCAGCTACACTTTTCTTTAACGCCCCTATTGCCATTCCTAAACCTAAAGTAGATACTATTGTTTTAGCAAGTACTGCATCATTCTTGTGTACACCTGACAAGACAATCTTATTCCAGTACGCAAAAGAGAAGTTTGTAAACTGTAACCAAACCTTACCAAAGGCAGTATTAGCTACTGATGGTACATCTGATACGCCCTTAGTTAACAACTCTCTATCTATTTGTTTACCTAAACCTGCGGTTACCTTGTCTTTCAATAACTTATCATCCCACTTATCAATGTTAGGTAGTATCCTATCGTCTAAGAAATTACCGTGCTTCACCATTTGGTCATATATACCTTTACGAGCAGATTTATTTATACCTAACTGATTTAACCAGGATTCTTGGTAATCATCTAATTTCCCTGTAGTAATAAACTCATCTATTGCGTTGACCAATTTATTAGTATTGAAGTGACCACTTACAGCTTGCATTGCATCATTATGCTGGTTAAGTAGAAAAACATTAGAAGCTTTTTTAGAAACCTTACTTGTAAAATGAGCTATACCCTTAGAGGTTTCCATAGGGTTACCAGCACCCCATAACTCTCTAGCTCTAGTACCACTAAATGTTTCCAACGATTGACCTATAGCTCTCTGATCCGAGATAGGCATACCTTTTACAGCCTTAACTAAACCTTTGGTATATACAGGTAAACCTTCAGTTAAAGTTTTCCCTAACCCATGCGCACCTATAGTGTTTCCTAAATCGTTTAAAGATGTTAACATAACTTGACCCAGCATAACAAGGTAGTTGTGAGACATCAATGTATTTGTAGCTTGTGATATAGTACTATTAGGGTCTGCTGCTAAGTATCTCCCCATAACTAAGTCATGTTGCATATCTACATCTAGTAAAGTATTGTTCAATTGTTTGATAAGTTTTACTCTTTCTTTAGGCGTAGCAGCATCTATAAGATCGTTATAATCTTTTACGATATCTTGTTTTATATCTTTTATTTCAATATCCCCGAACCTTTTCTTCCACTCTATAACGGGTTCTATCTGTTTACTATATTTAGTAGTTATATGAGGTAGATCTAAATCCATATAATCCATTATATCTATATCAGGAATGTTGTTTGTCCTGGACTTCAAAGGTCCCGCTTTACCTGATCGAGGTATATTAAGTCCTGCCTTACTGTTTACCCCTATATAACTATTATAAGTGTGGTTAACAGATTCTTTAATATATTTCTCGAGATTATCCCCAAAATTATTTTTAAGATCTTTCTGAGCCTCTAGGGCCTCTTTTGTAAATTCTCCGTTTACCTTCTCTTTAGCTGTAACTCTTAGCTTAGGTTCTATTTTCTGTAGCTGACTTCTGATATATTTAGACTGTGCAGTTTTAAAACCTTTAGGATGAGCCTTTAACTTATCTACATCCATGTTACGACTTAAAAATTTAGAAGCTTGTTCTACAGTAACGTCCTCTGACAAAAGCCCCAACTCTTTTAAAGTTTTAGCTGTGTCAAAAGTATAATCTTGATGCACTTTAGCCCCTTTAGCTATGAAAGGATCATCTGTACCTTTTATAATAGCTTTAGCTAGTTCTTTATTATATTCTCCTTTATTAAATTTGCCACCAGCCTTTTTATAAGCTAAAAAAGTGTTGTCCATTTCGATAGTCCTTAAAGTGGCTTCATCACCTTTCCGTTTTAAAACTCCTTCTAAGGATTCTGGTATAGCTATTCCTTGTCTGGTAGCCTTAACATCTACACTTAAGTCTAGGACCTCAGCCGCAAACCTATTAGCAGACAAAGAAGGGTCTTCTAGTAACCTTAACTGAGGGCTAAAACCTTTACTAAAGCTTCTAACACCTTTACCTAAGAACTCGTTAAACTTAGTAGCCCCTCTTAAAGATAACTGGTCTTTAGTCATATCTTTAACAGCTATGTCGTATTTAGTTAAATCTTCTAGTGTGCCAGGTGCTGGTTGACCCAGTTCCCCGTTAAATTCTACATGATTATTCATTTTATTAAGCAGAGACTTCTCTTTTGTTTTAGAAAGAACTTTACCTATTGCACCACCTAGTCCACCTAAAGCTGTACCAAATAGTGAAGCTACAATAACGTTAGTTGCAACCTCTTCGTCTGTCCTGTGTAATTGTGTTTCCTGAAGCAGTTTTTCTGTGCCTAACACTACTCCACCGGTTACAGCTCCGGTAATAGCTGCCGAACCTAGAATACTCCTTCCCGCCTTCGCAGCTTTAATAGCTGCACCTGGTCCTAATAGCATATCAGGTGAACCGGCTGTAGCTATAATACTAGACATTATAGACGAGAAACCACTAGAATTCGCTAAAGTTTGTAAATCACCTCTTTCTTCTCTATCTTTAGCTATTAACCTGTCGTACTCAGCTCTAGATTCTGTCCTTAAGGCGTTATCTAAAAGGTTACCAGAAAGGTTATCTATCTCTCCTTGTTTTACAGGATTAAAGCTAGGGTCTTTTTTGTCTATAAGTAATTGAACAGTCTTTTCCCCAAACCATCTACCGATATTTGATAAAGGATTATGTATGTCGTACGCTGCACCAAAGGTTTCTAAGAAAGTAGGGTTAGCTATACCTGGCTCAATAGGTTCAGGCAAAGATTGATTATCCTTTACAGACTTAGGTTCAGGTGCAAAACTTTCTGCCCCCTCCGGCGTATCTAAAACCACTGGTGTAGTTTCTACTATATCTTTTGGCTCATCAGTTATAAAAGGCATTATTCGGGCCTCCATCTAATTATATTACCTTTCTTGTCTAGTAAGGGTATAGGTACACCATTGTCTGTAGGGTATATCAACATATACTCTGGTCTCTCAGAATCTACTGTTTCCACAATAGGGGCTAATGAAGCTCCTTGTGCCTCGGGAAAATGTTGTTTTATATCTTTATCTAGTATAGCTCTTATTTGTTTAGAACTCTTTTTATAATATATCTCAGGTGCATATTTCATGTACTCAAGCTCCCCGTTTACTTCTGTAGTCTTCCACTGGGATTTTAATATGTCGTATGCGTGATCTTCTGCCGCTTCTAGTGACATTTTAAAATCTATTGCGTAATTAGCATACAAAGCCTCAAAATCTGCTACCATTTTAGGTGGAACTGTATCCGGATCATCAACCAAGAAAGATCTTAGTTTAGAAGGTTTGAAAGGGTTACGGTTATCTGTAAAATCTGCCTCCCTCTGTTTATACTCTGTTGTGTTAGTTTCTACTAGCATATTATCCCCGACTTTCACAGCTTCTTCAGGTGTCATACCAGCCCGTATGGAGTCTGTTACAACTCTTGACCTTACTAAATCTTTACTCCCACTAAATTGTTTCACCAGTTGAGGGTTATCTTTTAACATATTAGTTAAAGTGTTCGCCGCTTGGACAACTTTACTATTATCTCCGTTATGTAGAGAAGCTAGTAAGTCACTCTTAACTGTACTAGGTACATAGTTATATCTGTCTGTAAAAGCTTTAATAACGCTCTCATAATTTTCGGAAGTAACCGTAGGATTTACTATCTCATCAAAGTAAATATCTAAATCACTTCTTACACGTTTAAGAGACGTATCGAAAGGTATCCCCTCCCCTCTTCTAACCTCTACTCTTTGTATTGCCAAAGTTTTTTTATCCTCTTTGGCTAGGCTATCACGTAATTGCTTAGATAAAGCTAGATGTTCTTCTTTACCATATAAACCTTGATCTAAGTCGTTATCTAAATTGAGTTGGGTTACCTGATTGTTAAAAATACCTATCTCCCTATCTAATTGTACTGCCTCTTTCTTCTCGTTAGCTTTTGTAATAAACTCACGTTCTAATTCCTTTTTCTTAGCCTCCACCGCACTTCTGTATTTTAGTATATCTGTAGGTTCTAGTTCACCTTTTAGTTCGTCACTATTAACTAATCTTTCTGCTTCTGCCAGGTTCTTATCCATTAAGCCACGTATACGACTATCTATTAGAATATCTTTTCCTTGCTCTTCTAAATTCTTGAAAGCTATAGGATCTAATACTTCTTTAGCTGCATCAAGAGATTCATTAAACTGTTTTTTAGCTACCGCATATTCAAAAGGGTTATCTATAAGATTGTTTCCCAATAAGTTAACATTCTCTATAGAGTTACTTAAGATATTATCAGCGATAAGCTTATTCTCTATATTAAAGGCGTTATTAAATTGTGAAGTCCTTTGCCCTGCATTAGAAGCCTTTAGACTGTTTCTAGCTGCTTCACTCGGAGCATCCTCTTCAAATCTATTATAAACTTTATTCGCTTCTGTCATAAACTTGTTAGAGAAATCTTTAGGATCCTCTATCTCGTTTAGCATACGCTCTTTCAGCTTCCTTACTTCTTCATTAGCTTTTACTGTAGAATTAGTTACATAGTCTAAGTCTATTGCTTTCTGTCTTTTTCTTATTACGTCTTCTGCAATATTAACAGTTACATCTGTAACCGCTTGTAGACCTTTCTCTTGACCCCTGAAGACTTGACCTACTTGTCCAATAGGTGATACACCTGTAGAACCTGGTCTAAATTCTTCTCCTTTGCTTATCGTTATCTTTGCCATTATTGTAATCTCGTAAATGTTGATGCACCTTGAGCTAAACCGCCAAGTAACATATTTGTTCTTTCTCTCCTTCCTCTAGTATGTGTAATCCTGCTCTCAAACTCTGCTAGAGCCTTTCTTGCTGAAAAACCTGCCGCAGCTACTTTACCTTCTAGTATAGCACTCTGTGCTGCTCTCTCGCCTTCCTCTGCCTGCTTTAATTGTGCTAGTAAAGGTGATCCACTTGTAGATACTACGTTACTAACCCCAAAGGCTGCTCTATGTTTCGATATAAGAGATTCTGTACTTTCTCTAATGTCTTCTGCTCTTTCTCTCCCAGATCTTAAAGCTAGTTCTGCATCTTTTGCTGCTAGTCTAGCGTTAAAGCCTGATATGTTTCTATTAATCTTTTCATCAAGTCTGCTACCGCCTATACCCGATAAAGTAGTTAATGTTTGTAGGCCTAGACCTATCCCTAATAATGGACCTGCCATCTACTTATTCCTCCTATTCATTTATGTCTCCTTTTATCACCATAGATAATATCGTTACTGGTAATGGATCACTATTCTTGTATAATGTTTTTGTAGCGTCTCTCCATCCACCTTTAGGTCTTATCCTTTTAGCACCAGTAAAGGCTGGTATACCTTCACCCATATTATCATCACCTTCTCTAAATATAATATCTGCTAGACTAGAACTATCGTAACCACCTTGACCACTACTAGTTTCAAAGAAGTCTATATATACATCTATTACTTTACTTCTAGCTCCAAAGGCTGTACCTAATCCACTAGCAAAATCTATGTCAGATGTCTCTACTTCTTTATCATACCCTAACCCTATACCTATATAGTTGTACTCTGCGTCTAATGTTGCAGTTCCACTTGCTATTGTTACATCGGCTATAACACCGCCATTAGCTAATACCTTAACTGTCTCTCCTTCTAGGTAGTCTAAACCACTTATACTGTTTACACTTAAGTTCCATGATCCTGAAGCTATTGCTGATGTATCAGCGAAATCACTTAGTATCTCACATATTACATTACTTGTATCTGTAAAAGTGTCTATCCTAGCTTTAGCACCATTACTTTCTATAAATCTCCCTACATCGGTAGAAGCAAATACTGCTGAACCTGATGTAAATGTTACGGTTGTTCCAGATGTTGCACCTGGTGTAAGTGTAGCCGCTGGTTTATCCCCAGTATGTTGTGTATGACAGTCAGAGAATATACAAGTATTTACTGATCTATTTCTAAACTGTAAATCTAAGTGTTCTATAAATCTTCTAGTAACACCATCTATAGTCCTTTTAACTGTTATCCATACTCTGTCTTGTCCGTCTGTAGGTATAACCCCAATAGACTCTACTGACATTGATGTACCTCCAAAGATATTGTTAGTCCATGCTACTACACCTTGATCCTTATCATAGGTTGCTGTAGCTACTTCACCATCATCTTTTACGCACCAAGCTATAGGCCAAGGTTCTTCTTGCCATGCTGTACGAATTACGCCTAAATCTGTTGCGTCTCCTTTATCTCCTAGTATGTCTTCACTCAAGACTGTTATATCTGGAGCTATTAAACTATCTACGTCAAAACTATAAATAAGTTCTCTCATCTTCTTACCAGCTCTTTGTAAGAATAATGTAGAGTTACCTATTGAAACAGGTTTAACTTCTTTACATTTAATTGTGTTCTCTACGTTAGCAACTGCGTTAGTCGGTGTTAAAGCTTGATTCGTGGATCCACCCCATAAGGATTGTATACCACCTTCTGTACCTATACGTAACCTTCTTGCTCCACCTGCTACCCATCTAATATCGTTTACTTCTCCTGCCGCTACAGTATACTCGATACCATTTGCATCATCTGTACCAGGAACAAAACTTATAAAGTTATCTGTCTCTGATCCGTAAACTACTTCACCTTTCGTAAGTATCAGTCTTTGTTGATAGTATGTACATTTCTCTGCATGACCTGTAGTATCAGAAAATACCCCTAATCTCCATCTTACTGTAGCTGTAGTTACCGCTGCATCTTCGCCCATAATAGTAGCTGTTACTATTGTTGTACTCGTGTGACCAGTAATCTCTAACCAAGTAAAATCTGTACCATCATGCCACCTAATAAGTCTACCTACATCTGTAGTTTGGAAACCATCTCCATCGTTAATACCTGTAACAGCACTTGCAGTCACTGATACTGAACCTGTGGTTCCACCCAAAGTTAGCGTTGTATCTGTTGTGTTTTCTGTTAAGTAAGGACCATCTTCTAAGTCTTTAGTAGCTAATGCCCAACTCGTATCTGATGTACGAACTAAATCTCTTATCTCGTAATCTGGGTGTGTTAGTGTAATAGTATCTCCAGATTGTGTCCAATCTATTTTAGATAGATCCGCTGTAGCGTATGGTGTGGTTATCTCGTATATCTCGTTAATTACTCCTCCTGAACTATAAGCTGTAAAGGATGTACTATCTATATTTGTACCATCTCTATCCTGTAACTCAAATGTGTTAGCACCAGTATTAACGTTTGCTACTGTATAATATAATCTGCTATCATTTACCTCTGTCATACCCACTACTTCTGTAATAAAGATTTGATCCCCATTAGCAAAGTTATCTGCTCCAGAATATGTTACTACTGCTGGATTAGCTTGTGTTATGCCTGTAATACTTTGATCAGCATTTAGAACTAGCCCAGAATCTTTATATACTCTCATATATAAGTTACCGAACTCTAACATATAAGCATCTGTTGCGCTAAACTTAAAAGGTATTAACTCAGACGCTGCTGAGCTATCCTTTGTTTCTGCTATAAACTTTGATCCAGTTCTTGCTGTAACTCCTCC